GGGCTATCTGGGAGATATGTAGAGGGGTTCGCCAAGTTTGTTGCGATCAACTGCACGGACATGGTGGAGAAGACATCCCAGGAGATCACAGGCAAGGATGGAGGCCCGGTATCATTCTCAAATCTTGAGCGGGCGAACCGTATTGTCGCCCTTATCGCCCAAGCTCGGAAGGATGGCGAGAAGTGATAGCATCGTCAGCCCTGAAGAAGCTTGCTGCCGACCTTGAGAACTGTCCTGAAGACATCCTTGAGCAGATAGACCGCGAACTCGCATGCGGACCAGTCTGGGTTCCGCTCCCCGGTCCGCAAACCGAAGCATTCAACTCCGAGGCTGATATCCTGTACTACGGCGGCTCCGCTGGCGGCGGGAAATCTGACCTGCTTCTGGGCCTCGGCCTTACCCGGCACCAAAGGATCATCATTTATCGTCGCGAAGGCACGCAGAACCTTGCGCTGGTTGATCGGCTCCTGGGCGAAATCCTGAAGGACCGCAAGGGATGGAACGGCAAGGACAACGTGTGGCGCGGTGATGGCAGGCAGATAGAGTTCGGCGCGTGCAAGGATCTCGGCGACGAGCAGAGATATCAGGGGCGGGCGCACGACCTCAAGGGGTTCGACGAGATCACCCACTTCCTCGAATCGCAGTTCCGGTTTCTCATCGGTTGGTTACGTTCCCCGAACAAGGGACAGCGTAAGCGTATCGTCTGTACGGGCAACCCGCCGACGAATCAGGAAGGGCAGTGGGTCAAGACGTTCTGGGCTCCGTGGCTCGACCCCAACTATCCAAATCCCGCGCAACCGGGCGAATTAAGATGGTTTACGACCATAGACGGCAAGGATGTGGAGTGCCCGAACGGTGAACCCTTCGAGCACAACGGCAAGATGATACGGCCCCTGTCACGGACGTTCATCCCCTCAAGGGTGACGGACAACGTGTTCATGATGGACGCAGGGTATGAGGCGATATTACAGGCGCTGCCTGAACCCTTGCGCTCTCAAATGCTCAACGGCGACTTCTCGGCAGGCACCGAGGACAGCCCGTGGCAGGTCATCCCGTCCGCATGGGTACAGGCCGCAATGGACCGATGGACGGAGGACGGGAAAAAGGGCGAGATGACCTCTGAAGGCGTTGACGTGGCGCGTGGCGGCAGGGACAAGACTATCATAGCCACTCGCTACGAGAACTGGTATTCCCCCCTGAAGCGCTATCCTGGCACAGAGACACCGGACGGCCCTATCGTCGCCGGTCTTGCCATATCGGAACAGAAGGACAGCGCACCTATCCACGTCGATGTTATCGGAGTCGGAACATCCGTCGTCGATCACCTCAACAGCAACGACATTCAGGTAGAGGCGATCAACGGGGCGGCGAAGGCACCGGAACACGCGCGGGACAAGTCGGGACGCCTCAAGTTCCGCAATATGAGGGCGTGGCTTTACTGGTCCTTCCGTGAGGCGTTGGACCCAAAGACCGGCAAGAATATCGCCCTGCCCCCCGATACGGCATTGAAATCTGCCTTGTGCACCCCGCTCTGGAAGCTGTCAGCGCAGGGAATACAGATCGAGTCGAAAGAGGACATCATTGACCGTCTGGGAAGATCACCCGACGAGGCCGACGCAGTTATCTACTGTTCCGTCGATACCCCGAAGATGCTCAGGACGGTCAAGGCCATGATGGACGCGCAGAAAGAGGAAGATTCATACGACCCGCTTCATTTCGGGTTAAGGAGGTAACATGGGAGGTGTGACATAGGAGGCGGCGGCGGAATACTCAGCCCAATAACGGAATTGCTGTTCGGTTCGACACCGGACCCCGAACCGATAATCTTTCAGGCACCGGCGGCGATCCAGACCGCGAAGACGGAAACAACGGAAACAGCGGCATCACCCGCAGAGGCGCAGACGAACGCTGAGACGGCGGCTGAGAACGCGGCGGCCAAAGAGGCACAGCGGCGCAGGAAGGCGAAGGGCGTGCTCTCAACCATCGTCACCGGGGCGAAGGGCGATACCTCAGTGGCCCCGACGCTCAAACAGACCCTTGGAGGGGTGTAAGTGGCAGACACCAGGCGCACAGACGACGACCTCGCGCAAGACATCCTCAAGCGGCTCGACCAGCTCAAGCTGATCCGCCAGCCCTTCGAGGCGGCGATTGACGAGTGTATCGAGTTCACCGCGCCCGACCTCATGAAGATCAACGAAGAGACAAACAAGGGACAGAAGACCGGCACGACCGTCTATGACGGCACGGCGATATCGGCCCTCAATCTCCTCGCGGACGGCCTGCACGGTTATCTCGTGTCACCCGGCATCAGATGGTTCTCCCTCACCCTGCCCGTGAAGATGGGACAGGCAAGGGCATCACAGAATATGCGGCAGTGGGGCGACAAATCCATTGACGAGATACCGGAGGTCAAGAGGTGGTTGGAGGCCGTCGAAGAGACCATGTATGCGGATTTCCGGGCATCGAACTTCTACGAGGCGACCCCGATGATATTCAGGCAGGGCGGCGCGATAGGCACGGTGTCCTGTTTCTGCGAGTCCGACCCCAAGACGGGAAAGATCGTTTTCTTCGTTCCCCACTTCCGGGAGTGCTGGATCGCGCAAGACCGTTTTGGCAAGGTCGATACCTGCTACCGCAAGAAACCATTGACGCGGCGCGAGCTCTTCCAAAAGTTCGGCCTCGACAAGATGACGGAACTCGACCCGACGTTCAAGGAAAAGCTGGAGCGTGCGCCCTATGAAGAGGTGAACGTCATCCACGCAATCTATCCCCGAGAGGATTTCGATTTCGACCGCGTGGACAACAAGAACATGCCGTGGGCCTCCGTCTGGCTCCTTGAATCGGGGCAGAAGAAGCTTATCGACGAATCGGGCTTTCCCCAGAACCCGCAGACGACGTGGCGTTGGACATCGAACAGCAACGAGTGGTACGGACGCGCCCCTGCGTGGTTCGCAATGGTGGACATCCTGAAAGCGCAGCAGATGGCGCTCACGAACCTTAAGGCCGGGCACCGGGCGGCTGATCCTCCTTATGCCATGATGGAGTCATTGCGCGGCCGGGCGAACCTCAACGCGGCCGGCAGGACGTATCTCAGACAGAACGAGGAAGCACCGGCGTCCCTTGACACCGGCCTTCGTGCCCTTCCCATTGCGGAACAATTCCTTGCCCGGACGGATCAGGCGATCAAGGAGCATTTCCACGTTGACTTCTTCCTCATGCTCTCGCAGGCGGCGTTCAACAAGACGCAGATGACCGCCACGCAGGTCATAGAGATGCAGGGAGAGAAGGCGGCGATACTCGGCACGAGGATAGGCAGGCTGCAGAGCGAGTTCCTTAACCCCGTCATCGATCAGGTGTTCACCATCGACGGCGACGCGGGCAGGCTTCCCCCTCCCCCGGATATCCTCTACGAGTACGCCGGTGCACAGCTTGAGGTCGATTACCTCGGTCCTCTCGCGCAAGCGCAGAAACGCCTGTTCAAAACACAGACGATACAGGCGGCACTCCAATCGGCGGCACCACTGGCAACCATGATGCCCGACACCCTCGATATCATCGACGGCGACGCGACCATGAGGGAAATCCTCGAAACGAACGGACTGCCCGCGAAGTGCATCCGGGACGGCAACATCGTTGATGCCATTCGCAAGACCCGGCAACAGGCATTGCAGGCGCAGCAGATCGATGAGGGGCTTCTCACCATGAGCAAGGCGCTCCCCGGCATGAGCAAGGCCCCCGAAGAGGGAAGCCCGATGGATGCGCTCGGTAAGGCACTGGCAGGAGGTCAAGGGTAATGGCGTGGAAGGGCCTCCATGTGATGTACGAGGAGTTGTCCCAGAAGGAGAAAGACGACTCCCTGATGGTCAAGTACCGCTCCGTGTTCGGCTCCCCGGCGGGGATAGAGGTGTTGGCAGACATCCTCAAGGACATGGGAGTCATGCAGGACCTGGACCCCCGCGATCCGGTATCGAACGCCCTTCGCAACTATGCGGAGAACGTCCTTTTGATGAAGGTAGGCAAGACGAAGTTTACGGCGGCGCTCTCGGTAATGCTCGAGAACGCCCCGTACTAAAACGAAGGAGGGAACACAATGAAGAGATTTATCACACTGGCCCTTGTCCTGATGTTCATGCTGGCGGCAACGGGGTACGCGGAAGAGGTATTCGCCCCCGGCAGGCACAACACCGGTAAGATCGGCACGAGTTCAAAGTATTGGGCTAACGGGTATTTTACGAGCATGGCCAACGCCCGTGTGGAGATAGCATCGAAGGACTACGGGACAGCCTCGAACACCGCGTGGACGCTTAGCGCGGCGGAACAGCGGGCGGGTATCCTCTACGTGATGAACGGCGGTAGCACGGGCAATACTATCGTCGCACCCGCTGAGACGGGGCGTATTTACCACGTGTTCAACCGGTCGGGTTATGCAGTCACGATCAAGAAAAGCGGCGGTACGGGCGTGTCGATCAGCAACAACATCGCGGCCATTGTCGGGTACTTCCAGATCACATCGGCATCGACCGACTATTTTGTCCTGGCATCGACGGGATTCAGCTATTAAGGAGCGCGAGTGTTCCCGACCTTCCGATATGACCTCAAGGGCAGGCTGACAGCGGCGGGGATAGTCACCCTGCTTCTGTCCGTCTCTGTCCTGATGATGCCCTACATGCAGTCATCGGTACGCAATAACCGGGTGTTCCTGCTCGGCGTGGCGTGTCTCGCGGTCATGGCTATCCTCATGCTCCGGCACACGCTTACCGGGTTTCTCCTCCTCGCGTACGTCACGGTGTCCCTGTTCCTGAGCCCAAGCGAATCGGTAGGCTCGGCAATGTACCAGGTCCTTTGCCTGTCCGGGGTGTTCCTCGTGTCCTCTTGGTCATATGACAGGTGGAGGGATTACAAGGGATGGGTCTACAACGCGATCTGCATCGTGGCCCTTGCGAACGTGGCGGCTCAACTCGTGCAGGTCTGCGGCGTGTCCTTCCCGCGCGGCCTCAATCCCTATGACCAGTATGGATTCGTGGGCCTTCTGGCTAACGTCAACGAGACTTCGGCCCTGCTTGCGGTATGTCTGCCCTTCTTTTTCAGGAAACGCTGGCTGTGGGCTATCCCGGCGATTGTGGCTGGGCTTGT